TTTGAAAAAAGAGCCCAAAACCTTTTTGACACACTGCTCTTTTGAAAAAAGAGCCCAAACCCTTTTTGACATACTTTTTTCTAAAAAGTGTATAGGATGCCCGTCTCAGACGAGGACTTATTTGAGGGTGTACAGATTCCGAAACAAGCTGTACACGCTGCAAAAGTGGCAGGTGTGAAACAAGTTGTCCTAGAGCCCAAACTCACAGAGGATCAGATCAAGGCCAGGGAGGGCACTTATTTCAGCGAGAAAGATGCAGATACTATTTTTGATACTGACGTAGACGTCTACGCCAAGGATCCTGAGGCACCTGGAGGCAAACGGCTCTTAGCCAGGCTCCGGAAAAATGTGATACCCCACGATGTGGTGAAACTCGCCTGGAAGAACTTTTACAATGCAGCATCCGCATCTCGTAACCGTGGCGCTGCTGCGGGGCCGATTGACTTGAAAAGCGCCTATTGGAAAAAGCGAAAACCAACGGAAATCAATGGGCATTCTGCAAGGTACATGGAGAATGGCAAGGTAAGCAAGATGCGCGTAAATAATAACGTGTTTTCTTCCGTCTTAGGCTATTTTGAACAGACGCCATTCATGAAACTCCCATGTCGTCTGACATCATATACCCAAAAATACTTTGAACAATACAAGGCTGGTATACCTTATATCCAAGAAATAGATCAACTCTTCAAGAAACTTGTCCCGGACAGATATCAAGTTCAGTACAAACAGGCCAAGGAGAACTCAAACTTTCAAATTGCAGACACGGCGTTTTCATCGGTCACTATGAACCGCAATTTCCGCACAGGCCTTCATATGGATGATGGAGATATGCGCAAGGGTTTTGGAAATTTATCGGTGATTGAGCGAGGTAGATACCATGGCGGGTATACTCTGTTTCCGAGATATAAGGTCGGGTTTGATCTGAGGACTGGCGATTTCTTGGCCATGGATGTCCACGAGTGGCATTGTAATACAGAAATGCGAGAGACGGCGGAAGACAAGGCATTCAATAAGAAGCTCCCTAATGTCTATCTGAATAACACGGAAACGGGCACACAGGGAATAGATAAGCCTTATAGTCGCCTTTCGTTTGTTTGCTATTTGCGAGAAAAATTAGTCAAATGCAAGGCAAGTGAGTCGCTGCCATATTATAAGCGAATTGGCTATAATCCCAAAACACAGACTCTAAGAAAACATGGTACAAAGGCTCAGCCCGATGGTAAAAAAACAGGAGGGAGAAAAACAAGAAAGAAGAAGACAACTCTATGGTAGAGAATGACGGATCCTGGGCGTGCAAAGATAGCGGCAAATGCTTTAAAGGAAATTGAAACTATGGGAAAAAAACTGGGTAAACCTGCAACAGTAGTAAATGCCAAAGCGGCCACGGCCCCTAGTGCGCCGACAAAGGTGAATGCTGCCGGTATTTCTGAACCGGTTGCTGGAAGTGGCCTTTTGCAAATAGTTATGTATACGATTGCTGGTATATTGGTACTGGGGATCGTATTAATGGTAGTAGACAGATGGTTCTATCCAATATTTAAAGTAGACCCCGGTGCCCCTGGATTTGTAATTATACCCGGCACAGATACATCAGATCAATTTTGGACTAAACGGCAAGATGTGCGTAATATACGAATCGGTACAAGTAATGTTGATACTACCGTTGTTCCACAACCTCTAAGTTCAATTGTTTTAGAGGGTAAGACTTCCTATAGCATTACGATGGACATATTTATTGATGAAAACCAGTTTACGAATATACCACCAGCATCTCAGTTTAATCGCACATTTTTTATGATAGCACCTGCTCCTACAGGTGATAAACAATTAGTAACAGATCCGGGTGTAGTGATAAAGGCTGAACTAAATCGTGATCTGAATAAGGTGCAAATTGTATGTATGGGAACGAGTGGTTTAATTCAAACTGCAGTAATTGATAATGTTCCTATGCATAAACCGTTTCGCATTGGTATAGTAAAAACCCTATATTCTATGGCAGCATACTTGAATGGTGAGTTAGTTCAGACGATTAAAATCAAATCAATTAGCGACCCAATTGCTGGACAGAGTAGTACACTCAACCCTGGGACAAATGGAACTAGTTATGTAATCGCCCCTCAAAATATTGTTGGTGATACGGCATCACCTCCATCTGCGACAAATAGCACGGCACTAACTCTTTCAAAGGGTATACAAGTTTTGAATTTGAGATTATTTGAAGATAATATATCACCGAGTGAAATGAAGGCCCGAATGAGCGATTTAACGGATATAAGTGAGTTTAAACCCCCTGCTACATAATACATAATACATAATACATAATACATACCGTAAAGTGTCATATTTCACCACTTTACAGCACCACTTAGGAGTGCTTAATTTAAGCACTCCACGGTAATAATAAATCATTAATTAGTAAGAGATAGATGCGCATATATTGGCTATTAGCAGCAATCGTACTCTTAACGTATAGCGTATATTACGGTACACGTTATTTAACCTTGCCTGCGCCGGCTAAAATATTAGGTGCAGAAATGATGCCGCTGTCAAAATCAACACAGGTCGCTACAAGTGATGATTTGAGCAAATTATGGGCAAATACGCCCGGCGCAACGCTTTGTTTTTATATAAATCCGCAAGTTAAAGATCGTACGGCAAACTTGAATGTGCGCGATAGCTATGCTACGGCAGTAGATATAGGGGGTAATCAAACATTAAAGGTATTATTAACTCCCGACGCGGGGCGTGATAACATGTCTGCTCCCGTAATACTTGAAGTATATACATACAACCAAGAACTGCCTGAAACAATAGATATACCTGGTTTATATTTACAGCGCTGGAGTTGTGTTATGATTGTAAAACAAGGGCGTAAATTCAATATATACGTAAACGGCAAGTTAGCCGCCTCTCATACATGCCTTTCTATGCCATTTTATGATATGGCCCAATCAATCCGTGTTGGAGATCCCGGTGCAAATGGTATAACATCGCGTCTGGGAGGTAATATTGCGCTAGTGAGCCTATTTCCTTACGCGATGAGATTGGAAGATGTACGGGCCTATGTATCTGAGACTATGGGTACAGATGGAAAACCATATTTATCTTCTGATTTGCCACAATTACCGAATGTTTCATGGGATACATTTACAAATTTATTTGCATGTCCGGGCGGAAATTGCGACAAGGCGAAAAATGCGGCTCCGATGGATATATGGAATTCTGAATACGCATAATCTATTCTAACAGAATAGAGTACAATGGAATCAGTCGGTGGAATGGGTGGTATGGCGTCTAATGTAGCGATGTTTGTGGTTGTAGGTATAGCTATTTATTACTTTTACAAATGGTTGAGTGGGGATGGTGAATCAAATGAGGAAATTATATTCAATCCGGTATACGCTGGAATGCCCGCTAAATCGTCAAACATATCTAAACCATTTGTCCCGACAGCCGTCTCAATATATCAAGGAGGCGAGTTCTCATTGAGTACATGGATATATATAACGGACTGGACAGTAAATAAGGGTCAAAATAAGCCGTTTTTGACTGTCAACGGGGGGCCAGGGTTTGCTACGATGATAATGTACCTTGGACAAAATGTCAGCAAGCTGGGTATACGTGTAAGTACGGCCGGTAACGGTGGTACTGGTGTATCAGGATCTGATATTAAATTAGACACACGGAGATTAAATAATATTCGCAATGTCAACGGGGGGGCCGCTGGAGCTGGATATAATGATAGCAGCTTAGAGAAGTGCGATATTGAAAGTATTGACCTACAGCGTTGGGTAAATATCACAACTGTCTTGAATGGCAAGACGTTAGATGTATATATTGATGGTAAGATGTCGCGCAGTTGTGTACTAGACGGCATGTATTTAGTTGACAGCGCGTCAGGCGGCTCTTTATCTGTAACCCTTGGCGGTCTATTTGGATTCGGTGGTTTAATAGGCAAGACAAGCGTGGCCGATTTTGCCTATTCTCCGGATCGGGTCTACCAGATTTACCAAAGCGGTCCAAATGATACCAGCATCTGGACAAAGATAAAGAGCTATTTTGATCCTGCACAGTTCTCATTCTCTGTAAAAATGAATAATCAAAATCTAGGTTCCGCATGAACGTAATAAGCCTGAACTTGGAATATTTCCCGTAAAAATGATAAATTGCTAAAGTTCAATAGCAATTTATCATTTTTCATATGTTTGATAGATAGATGGAGTTTACTGGTACAGATATTGTAACGCAGTTATTAACGGGCATTGCCGCCGTTATCTTATTATACATTGCTATGGCTATGGCTGAGTATTTATACAAGTCTTTTATGCATATGTGGAGGGACCGCGTTGAACTTTTCCCCGACACCTATGTTTCGGGTGCAAAGATGTTTACGGCAGTTCAAAACCCAAATAATCCTAAATCAAAAATGGCACAATTATCGGATAACCAGCGTTCCGGCGTAGAGTTCAGCTACTCTATGTTTATTAACTTGGATAGTGCTACATTTTCAAGCGGTACTGCTAAATTACACCACATCATGCATAAAGGTTACGGTCAATTCTTTCCGTTGATGGGCCCAGGTGTATTTTGCTGGGGTAACAAGAACACACTCCGTATATATATGAACTCATATCATACATGGAATGAATATACTGAAATAGATAATATCCCCGTTGATAACTGGTTTCACTTGACAATCAGTTGCAAAGGGACCACCGTATATATCTATATCAACGGCAATCTAAAACAAAAAATAAAGATGTCAGATAATACTCCGCCTTATCAAAATTATGGTGATGTATATTTGTTTAGTGGAAGGAAGAAGACTATCATGCAGTCATCCGTAACATCTCTAGGCGACGAAGAAAGCTTGACCTTTGATGGTGCGGCCAAGGGTATGGCGAGCCGTGTCTTCTACTTCAGTTATGCTCTTACATACAGTGAGATACAGGCTTTAATGAACATGGGGCCATCCTCCAAGGTGAACGGCGCAAATGCTTCCGTCATGACGCCATATCTATCTGATACATGGTGGACGACCAATGGTACCCAGTTAAGCAATTAATACGTTTTGAAAACCTGTCGCACAGCATCTAAACTGACATCTCATCTTGTTTCACAGGTACAAGAAGAGTTGTCATGGCTGGTGGCGGTTTATATATTTTAGTAGCATACGGCTCGCAAAACGTGATTTTGAGTGGAAATCCAGATTTTACCTATTTCTATACGGTCATGAAAAAATACAGCCATTTTGCTTTTGAATCTGTGACAATTGCCATGGATGGTCCACAGGAGTTATTTTTTGACCAACCGATACAAGTTACGGCAAAGATTAAGCGCGTGGGTGATTTACTGATGGACCTGTATTTTACCTTTACGCTGCCCGACATTTATAGTAAATATACGGCAACTCGTGGTGGTCAATACGAGTTTCAGTGGGTCAGATATATTGGTGCTCAGATTATTCAGGATGCATCTTTTTTCGTGGGTGGCACACTTGTTCAACAGTTTGACAGTGATTATATTATTGCCAGCGCTTTGACAGATCAAGACGAAACACAATATAATAAATGGCAGCAACTGGTTGGTGATGTTCCAGAAATATATGATCCAGCAAATGGCCAATATTCCGGCATCGTTGGGTCACAGGCAAAAAGGACACCAGGATTATACCCGAATGTATACCAAGACCCTACAGTAACAACACAGACAAATTTCCCTTCAATTCCAGGGCGTGATATCACTGTACCACTATCATTCTGGTTTACACAAAGCGCCCACTTAGCCCTACCACTCATAGCATTACAATATCACGAGTGCTCTGTTCAACTTACTTTACGGCCTATACAGGATTTATATACGATTTTAGATCCGGCAGGATTTCGTGTCAGGCCCGGATTTCGTGTAGATCCGTCCAATACTGTGACGCAAAAGGAATCAGGTAATATTCTATACACGCCATTGGTTGAAACTAGCGGTACATACATACGGGACTATTTGACTGACGCAGGGTACGCAGTGCCAAGTTTAAATACATGGCCGCTGAATCCCAGGCTACAGGCTACGCAGGTGTTTTTAACGGATGATGAGCGTCAGACATTTGCTACAAGGCCACTCACATATATTGTAAGACAAGTGACACCTTATAAATTTCTCAGTATAAATTCACGTCAACTATTTGAATTATTCACACATAATCCGGTTCCGCGTTTGATTGTAGTGCCGAGAAGAACAGACTCTGTAAACTATAGAAATTCTTGGATAAACTATACCAATTGGTGGCAATACCCTGCAGCGCCATTTATTCCCACGAAGTCTGCAATACCGACCGGTGGTTCATCGGGTTTAATAGGGACAGGTATTCAACGTGATATTATAAGACAAATGCGCGTTGTATGTGATGGAAATGAGGTACAGGAAATAAAGCCGCTGCAGTATTTTAATGAGCTATCTTCGTGGAAATACGCTACGGGAGTATTTCCACCAGGACTGGCCATTTATTCGTTTGCCTTGGATACATCCAAGTGGATAAAACCGAGTGGTAGTTTGAACACGAGTAGAGTCCGGAAATTTCAAATAGATATTGACATGTGGCCTTTGATGACTGACACCAAATACCTTTATAATTATACTGTGTATGTGGAGAGTTTGAACTTCTTTGTTATTGAAGGTGGTATGGGCGGGATGAAATATGCCACGTAATTTATTCACCATGTTTCTTGCGTGTTACTCGTCTATCAGCAATACGAATTTCTGGAAATCCAGATTTTCGTGTTGGATTTGATTTTACAAAGTCGGGGTATTTTTTTACAAGTGCTTTTACTGCTGCATGCTGATGCTTGAGTCTATTGCGTGTTTGCATTCCACCAGGCTCTTTATAATACGCAGTCTTTGGTGATACAAAATTAAGCCGTACAACGGCATTATCTTTTACAAAAAACTTTAATGTACGCTCGTAGTCTTCTTTTTCACTACGTTCAAGCTGTATTTCAGAACCAGGATTAAAACATCCCCAAAAACTCCCTATGATAAATTTCAAATCTGTGGATACGGTTGGTTTCATAAAAAACCCATTTGCGCTTGGATATATGCCCCAGAATCTGGCATTAGCTTTCTTACATTCTGAGAACCCCCGTTCAATTACACCTTTGAGACTCCGGAGTGGTCGTTCATGGCGCTTTTTAGAGGCGTCATATTCAATAAATGAGCGAATATCATCGTCGCAGCAGACGAGTGGTATACCTTTTGGAAAATGGTTGAAAATCCAATTTCTTACTTGGGCCAACCCAGGCACGCCCACCAGAATCTTTCCGTATGTTTTAGGGTCTAATATAGCCTCGTATTCAGCCTTCTGTTCTTTATCGGCGACCACTACAAAAATGCGATCCTTAGGGATCTTGTATTTATGTAGTACGGCAAGAGTCTTATCACGACATCCTTCGGGTCTTTTATAGGATGGAATGACAATGGAGTATTCCATTCACCTAATGGAACGCGATAGAATAAATCAAACGAAAACTTGCAATTAAAATAGATGGGGAACCTTT